GGGCGCATAGGGACCCAGCGTGCCCATTCGGGCAAATCCTCGTTGGGCCTCGCAAGGCTTATAGAGGCGAGGTCCGCAGGGCTGTTAGCGGCTTTGATCCGCTCAATCAGCAACAAGGTTTCCTCCACTGAGATCCCCAGTCCAGCTGCCACTGAGGGCAGCAGCACGTCGCGGTCAGAAGGATGGTATGGGTAGGGTCCGTTCGCCACCTTTCGGCAGTAATCAGCGTCCTGCGATGCAGCGCTGTCCCACTCTGAGGGTTTGGCGGCCCATTGCTCCAACTTATACACGCGTCGTAGAGCCAGGGCGTAGTCTGAAATGACCGGGACATGGCCATCAGTAGTTAATACCCCGCTCACCTTTAAGTGCAGCTTGATCATCAGGTCCTTCGGGCTGGCTGCGGGCCCGACAGTGACGACGCAAAGCTTGCTCAAGTTTCTCACCACTACTGGGTGGGACGCTAGGCACGTCCGGATATCTGGGTAAACACGTGCGAGAAACACGATGCACCCCGGGCCAGCTCCCGCTGGTAGGTCCTCCCGCTCCATCTTCATGCCGTTCTGGGCAGCGACCTTGACGACATCGTCAAAGATCTCTGGGTCCACCACCGAGTCATCACCAAAGTAAGCACCCAACTTTGAGTACGCAGCGCCGGGGCCTAAGCCGTAGATGCGCCATGCAGCATACTCGTTGAAAGCGGCGTCGAGCGTATTGAGATCTGTTGTAACGCCCGATCCTGATAGGTTAGCACCGCTGGTGCTGGCGCGAACGCCAAACTTGCTGGTACGGGTAAACGCAGCGCGCTCACTCTCCAGCAGCTTCTTCAGTTCCTGATGGTATTTGCAGTCGAAGTAGCTCATATAAATGGGCTCCAACACATAGCGCCGATAGTCAACGCTGGTGCGGCCATCCATGCGGCTGTAGTCACCACCGACCAGTTGCTTGCCAACACTGCTCTGCAGCCCGCGCAAGCCGTTGGCAATCTGCAGGGGAGTCTTCCCTACATAAAACCATCGGCCTGCGGTTTTGCGAAAGTGGCTCTTGATAGCTGCTGAGAAACAGCCGAGCCGAGTTGTGTGGTCAGTGGGCACCTGATTGATGAGGCGTGGGTCGCCTGGTTTGGCATACACCTCCTTCTTCTGAAAGGATTTGGTTGTGAGATTGGTTGAGCCACCTGCGAGGTGCTGCTCCTCTTGCACGCGACGAGAGATTTGCATGGGTTTGTCTTGTAGCAGGCGTAGTTCTGCTATCTCCAGAGGAACCCCCTTGTTCCACACTGGGACGACATGACCAACGAACTCAACAGCGTAAGAGATCATCTCCTCGCTGAAGGCCGTGGTGTTTGCAACGTCAACAATGCGGGACTGAATGGCCCGTGCTTCATTGTTGTGGCTTTGCGTAGGGGCGCAGCCAGCTGATACGAGTGGTACAGCCGCCAAAGCACAAGTCGTGGCGCCGTCCTCCAAATCCAGCCCCTTGTTGGACTGATAGTTGTTGAACTGCATTGGGCTGTATGCCGTGGTGAAGTACCGCGACAGCACGTAGCTACCCGTGCTTGAAACCTGTTCACCAACTGACTTGGTGATACGCTCGACAGAGGATGGCAGCAGCTCAAAACCCGGAATCTTGCGATCCGTGTTCGGTATTGCTGCTGCAATTGCCAGTGCCCCGAAAGTGTCCGGGCTGACACTGACAGCCGTTCGCCCAAGCATGCCCATTGAGAGCACGTTCACGCGTCGGGCCGTCGGGGGTCCAAAGACCCCGACGAGGAAGTCCCCCTGTTTGTGGACTTCCATTCTCGCCGGCAGACAGTTCGACACCTCATTCAGCATGAGGCTGACGATGCACAGCGGTAGGTGCACAGTGCGTGCGAGGACAAGGACCACGACGCCCCGAGAGGGACCGACGTTGTACACAACTGGGTCATAGAAGTAGGTTTTACCCCCACGCGCCAGTACAATGATGTCCTTGTGCCAATCCCAAATGCTATGGCGGTAGCTGGCGCCGCCAGCCACCTCTTCCACAACAGTGTTGGCATCGACAAAGCTCCATGTCGACTCGTTCTGGCTACCCGAAAGGCCATCTGGACGCAAGGCGTACATGCCGATGTCGTGTCCAGCAAAAGCTGACAGCATCTCGCTGTCGAGGTAGTAGTCAGTGTCAACCATGGTGATGAAGTCCCCCGCCTTGGGAACTGCCATCACAGACGACGAC